GGGGTGTTTTCATGAAATATATACGGTATGAGTGGAAGACCTCTGCAGGTGAACGTACCGTGGGATATTTGCAGGTCAAGGATAATTTGTCTAAAAAGGCGATAGACCGGGAGGTTTTGGGTAAGATCCTCGATGATATGTGTTGGGGTTGGAGGAAGGTGGACGCATCCGGGCTTGATTGGGACGCGGTCGGACTTGAGCTTGAGCTTGAGCTTGAGCCTGAGCGCGCATCTTCATTTACAGGGGAAGACTTCAATAAGGTATGGAAGGAAGCGCTCAAGGATATAGCAGAGAAGCTCGAAGCTTGCGGGGCGGAATTCGAGGCTCGTCATTCGGAGCTCTACAATGCCTCCGGTTCGAAAAAATGAAACCCCGTGGGGTATTTATGCAGTACGTTATGCTATTAATCGTGTTATGCAGTACGTTATGGATTGGAGGGGACGCTTTTAATGTCACCAGCAAAGAACAGGAATTATGAGAATTTAAGCGATAAAGAGCTTATCGAGTATGAAAAGCTGATGATGGAGCGTTTCGCGGCGCGTTGCAGGGAGACTTATCTGGATTATCTGGAGTATGTGCACTTTCCTCATTACAAAATGGGAAAGCATATTGTAGCTATGGGACAGGCGGCACAGGAGCTGGTGGAGAGGCGCAGGTATCTTCCTGACGGGAGGCTTGTTCGTATATTGATATTCAACACTCCTCCGCAGCATGGCAAGACCATGGCGATCACAGCGACACTGCCATCTTGGTATTTGGGCAAGTTTCCGGAACACCGTGTGATTGTGGCTTCGTATAACGATGATTTTGCGGCGCAGTTCGGGCGTTCGAACAGGGAGAAGATCAGGGTTTTCGGCAAGGAGATATTTGATTTGTCTTTGAAGCAGAAGCCTCTTACAGATAAGGATTTTGAGACTGTTCAGGGCGGGGGGTTCAAGTCAAGGGGTTATATGTCGGGAATTACGGGCAATCCTGCGGAATTCATTCTCATAGATGATCCGATCAAAAACAGGCTTGAGGCTGATTCGGAGACTGACAGGGAGCGTAAATGGAATGAGTATTTGAACTCTATAAGGACGCGTTTGGCGGCTGATGGTGTGATCATACTGATTCTGACTCGGTGGCACGAGGATGATATCGCAGGTCGGATTATACAGAGGGAGTCTCTTCCCGTGGAGGTTATGCGGTTTCCTTGTGAGGCTGAAGAGGGTGATTTGCTTGGCAGGGAAGTCGGGGAGCCATTGTTTCCAGAAATTGGAAAGGATAAGAAATGGCTTGAGGAATTCAAGCCCGCTTATATACAGGATCCTTCGGATGGCGGGATTCGGGCGTGGAATGCGCTGTATCAGTGCAGACCATCGAGTCTCGAAGGTAACATATTTCAGCGAATGTGGTGGAATTATTGGGTGCCTGATACATGGGATCCGCGGGAGAATCTGGTTACGGTACAGCTTGTTGACGGGACTTATATCAATAAGGTTCCGGAGCATATTCCCACAACTTTCGATCAGCAGATTCAAAGCTGGGATTTGTCGTTTAAGGATGGAATCTCTGTTGATAATGTGGCGGGTGGGGTATGGAGTTCGAAGGGTGCGAAGATTTATCTCAATGACGCTATGTATAAACCCATGGGGTTTGTGGAGACGGTATCTTCTTTCAAGGCTATGACTGCAAAATGGTCTCGTGCCACAGCAAAGCTGATTGAGGCGAAGGCTAACGGTGAGGCTGTCTATGACATGCTTCAGAGCAAGATTCACGGGATTATCATGATAGAGCCTCATGGAAACAAGAATGAGAGGGCTCAGGCTTGTTCTTATATCGTGGAGTCGGGGAATGTATATTTGCCGCATCCGAAGTTGTATCCGTGGGTGACATCATATATAGATCAGCTGGCGAATTTTCCGAATGCGGCTAACGATGATTATGTCGACATGACATCACAAGCACTTTTGCGTTTTATGTATGTAACGGATAAGAAGCTGGAACAGGAGCAGTCGATGGCTCAGAAACACAGGGAAAGAAAAATGCGGGCTGCGCAGCATGGGCGTAGGAATAGGAGAAGTAAATGAAGGGTGTGACGATTTCAAAAGTAAATTTTCCGGTAACATGTGATTTTTATCAGTGTATGCATTTGTCAACATATTCTTTTGCTACAGCTGATTCGCCTCCGGGACATTGTTTCAGGGTGTGCAATGAACATCTTGAAGGGCTTAAGCATGTGCTGGGGCTTCAAGGTGTTTCAGAGATTAAGGCTGTTGTCGAGGATGCTCAGACGATTGGTGAACAGGCTGTTGCTCTGAAAAAGGAAGTGGACAGTATAAAAAAGAAGGGCAAGGAATCAAAGACAAACGCTTTTGGTTAAGGGGTTGGTATTGATGGATGTATATATTTTTATCATACTGATGCTTTTGTTTTTACTTAATGCTGGTTTGTCTGCTGTTTTGGCTATGAGGTTTAAAAAATTATATGATTTTTTAATAGATGGTTTGAAAGAGGATGTATTTATAGAAAAGGCTGTGCGGGGAAGCGGTGTTAAAAACAGAAGCGAGAGGATGTATGGCAGGGTTCGGCGGCTGAGGGAAGGTGATCGTTAGTGGCGTTTTTGGATACGGTTTCAAAGATGTTTGGGAGACAAGAGAATATTGAGGGTGCTGAGGGTGCTGAGGGTGCTTCGGGAGCTAACGGGTCTTCATTTGTTGATACGCAAATTGATGAGGCTAAGGTGGCGGCAGACATCAAGAAGGAGTGGGAGAAGCGCAGGGAGGCTCGTGTTACGAGAGAGTTGCAATGGCAGCTTAATCGTGAGTTTCTTTCTGGAAATCAGTATTGTGACATCAATACTGTTTCGCGGTCTATTGATGAGATTCCTTTTATTTATGATGATGAAGAGCGGGAAGTTTTTAATTTGATTGCTCCGAAGGTAGAAACGAGGCTTGCGAAGCTGAATAAGGCTAAACCTGCGTTGATGGTGCGTCCGGCGAGCGAATCTCACAAGGATATATCCACAGCCAAGGTTTCAACGAAAGTTGTGCGTGGAGTATATAACGACATTGATAAGATTGGTATGCAGGAGTATTTTAAGACAGTGAACGCTTGGTCGGAAGTTGTTGGTACGGTTTTTCATAAGAGTGTGTGGGATCCCAATATCGGTCGTGTTTTGGCTGATGATGGCAGTGGGCAGCTTGTTCGTGAGGGTGATGTGACTCATTATGTGGCTCCTGCTTTTGAGATATATCCTGAGTCTGAGTATATAGAGCATGTCGAAGCTCAGGGTAGTATGATTCATGCGAAGCCTTATACTGTTGTCGAAATTGAGAATATTTACGGGATAAAGGTTAAGGGGCGTTCTGTAGATGTATATAATTTGGAAAATTCAAGGATATCTACAGGAGGTCTGGGATATACAGCATCTGTTCAGCGGTATGTAAAAGGGCAGGTGGAGGATTCCGAGGTTGTTATTGAGTGTTATTATAAGCCTTGTAAGAAGTATCCGAAGGGTAAATTGATAACTGTGATCGGTGACAAGGTTCCTGTTTACATGGATTTGCCATGGGTTGACAACTATGGTGTTCCTTATTATCCGTTTACTAAACAGGTTTGTATAAGGGAAGCTGGTTGTTTTTGGGGTAAGACTATTATAGAACGTCTTGTGCCTGTGCAAAGAAGGTTCAATGCGCTAAAAAACAGGATACATGAGTATATAAATATGACAGCTGTACCTGCGTGGACTATGGAGCAGGATTCTCTTGTAAATAAAGAGGATTTACAGGCTAATGGCATAAGGGCTGGCGATGTTATTGAGCGTATACCCGGGTCTTCGCCTCCAACAGCTTTACAGATGCCTAATATACAATACGAGGTTTTAAATGAGGATGCAAGATTAAGAGATTTGTTTACTGAGATATCAGGTGTTTCTGATTTTGCTTCTCAGTCTGCGGCTCCCGCTGGAACTCCGGGTGTTGGTATGGAGCTCATAAAGCAGCAGGATGATTCGAGGGTTTCTCTTACATCGGAAAATATAGAGATTGCTGCGAAGTCTTTAGGTAAGAAATGGTTATGGCTTTACAGGCAGTTTGTTAAGGCTCCGAGAATGACAAAGGTTGTGGGGGATGATCACTCTTTACCTTATATTATTGAGTGGACTGAAAATGATTTGACTTCTTACGATGTCGTTCTTGAGACAGAGGATTTATTGACTACATCTGTTGCGCAAAAGAGACAGCAGGTAATATTTTTATTGAGTCAGGGTTTATTTCATGATCCGGTTACCGGACAGCTTATTCCATCGATGAGGGCGAAGCTTTTTGAGATGTTTGAGCTTGGTAATTGGGAAGATGCGGTATCATTGGAAAATATCCATATTCGTAGGGCTAATGAGGAGAATATGTATTTTAAACGTAATATGATTCCTCAGATAAACCCGCTTGATCAGGATGATCTGCATGTACGGGAGCATACGAGGTTTGCTTTAACAACTGAGTTTGAGGACTTGGCTAAGGTGAATCCAATGCTTCGGCAGTATATGTTTGAACATATATCAATGCATCATATGATGCAAACACAAAAAGCAGGAATGGGACAACTTGGAATGCCTCAGCCCCAGACGGTGCAGCAAGGCGCTACACCCCCGGCTCAGGTACGAGCCCCGAATGGAGGAGATATTTATGGGAGACCAACAGCAATGGCAATCTGATAGCAATAATTCAGGGATTTTGAATGTACAAAGTTCTGCTCAAGGAGATGGAGCAACAAGAGCTCCTGATGTACCTTTGCAGAACGCTCCGACTTCGTTTGCGGAAGCTGCGGAGTTTTACCTTAAAAGTCTTGAAGGTGTACAAATTTCAGAGTCTGGAACTGCGTCAGTGCCTGATGGTGTTGTAAATAAAGAACCTGTGCCCGATGCTCCGGTACAGGCTTCTACAGATGTAAATGTCGTAGAGCTTTTAAAGACTATGGGAGTTACGAAATTCGACACTCCTGAAAAGTTTGCGAAGTCCTATGTCGAGCAGGAAGCGTTTAATACTCGTATTACTCAGGATAATGCTTTGTTGAGGAACACTGTTTCAGAGCTGCAAGCACGTATGGCTCAATATGAAAGTTTGAACAACCAACAGCAACAAGCTCCGCAACAGACACAGCAGCAAGCTCCTGAGTATGATCCGCAGACAGATATTAACGCTTTTTATGAAAATCCAAAAGAGTTTTTAGCAAAGTATCTTAGTTCAGCTATTGAACCTTTGAAGCAGGAGTTTCAGCAGCAGGTCAATCCGATAGCTCAGCGTGTTGCTGAGGATACAGCAAAGACTGCGAGACAGGCTGCTGCGGAAAAGTTTTTTGCAAGCAATCCTGATGCTCAGGAATTTATGCAGCCTATGGCTGATTTGCTTGCTAAGGATGATGTGTTTAATGGTTTGACAGATCCTGATAGTTTGCTTGAGAGAATGAATAACGCACTCATATTCGCAAAAGGGCAGAGGTATCAGAAGCCGCAGACGGTTGATGATGTTGCTGCGAAGTTATTAAGCGATGCTGATTTGTTTAATAAGTATATTGCGGGTAATGAAGAGGTTAAAAAGAAACTGCTTTCGTCAGTTGTACAATCTGTACAGCAGATGAAGGTGCCTCCGACAGTTACTTTACCATCGTCAGCGCAGGTGGTTATTAAAGAGGCAGACAAACCTTCAACGTTTGAGGCGTTGGGGGATTTACTCAAAAAGAAAATGGGATTTTAAAGAGGTGATTTTTAATGGGTGCAACATTAACAACTTATGATCAGATTCTAAAAGAACAGTTTTTAGAGCTTCTGAGGAATCAGGTCAACACAAAAGCAGATGCTTTATATAATATGATAAAGGCTTCGGATAAGAATATCGAGTCTTATAAGGTTATAAAATCTGCTCCTTATGGTATCAACGGTGGTGCGGGTGCTGGTTCTGAGACTGGCGCGCTTCCTACTGCTGGCGAGAATCAGTTCAAAAAACTCGAGTCTACGCTTAAGAATTATTACGGTCAGCTGCAGATTGGTGATAAGGTTATAAAAGCGACTAAATCCAACAAAGGTGCCTTCATAGATGCGCTTGTCTCTGAAATGGAAGGTCTTAAAGAGGCTTGTAAATTTATCTATGGCAGGGATCTTTATCTTGAGCCCACTGGAGTATTGACTGGTGTGGATGCTATGGGGGCTCCGGGACTCACTATTACCTGTGATGATGTCAGGTATCTTATTGAGGGTATGACTATTGATATCCTTGATGGGGGAACCAATGTTGCTATAGCTAACGGTTCAGCCCGGAGGATTGCGGCTGTCGACAGGATTGCTTTAACGATAACATTATCTGGTTCTGCTACTGTGCAGACAGGAGCGACAGATTATATCGTTACGCAGAATAGTTATAACAACTCTTTGACAGGGCTTAAGGAAATCTTTAAGAGTTCCGGTGATCTGTATGGTGCGAGCAGGACCACTTATCCGTGGCTTGTTCCTACAATAGACTCGAGTTTCGGTGCGATATCCGATTCTAAGATTCAGGCTAAGATTGCTGATATCGAGGATTTTAAAGGCGGGGAAATTGATTATATCGGTGTTGCTACTGATGTTGAGGGGTTTTATATGGCATACCTCGAGGCAACAAGGCGTAACGTTAATACGATGACGGTTTCCGGTGGTTTTAAAGCTATCGCTTTTAAGGATATTCCGATGAAGAGGAACAGGTTCTATGAAGACGGGACTTTGGATCTCTTGGATACTAAGAAATTCACCTTCCATGTTTTGTCGGATTGGGATTGGATAACTGATGATAACGGTGCTATACTGCATCAGGTTGCGGGTTATCCCATCTATGCGGCTTCCATCGCGAAGTATGCTGAGCTTATATGTGATCATCCCGGCGGGCAGTGCAGGAATACAGGCGTTACATCGGCTGTGTAATTCAGTTTTTTATGGGGATACGAGTTTTTCGTATCCCTATATTATTTTGGAGGCGTTATGGTTATAGAAGTTGGGGAAGAAAAGGGTTTATTTCGTAAGCGTGATTATGTAGAGGTTACTTCGGATGTCTGTGATATATCAAAGAGGGTTAAGGGGATAGATCCCGGATATTTTATTTTATTCAATAAAAGGAAGCAGAGATATGAGCTTCATCATTCCGGGCAGCCTGATTTTACTTTTTGTCTTCTAATTCCTTATGATACATTGGATGAGAGGTTGTTAAATCTTATCTATGATACGCGTACGGAAAAATTAAAAGAGATAGTTGCGAAGATGGAGGCTCATAATGAGCATCTTGAGCGCAAACAGGATGAATATGCAAAGGATTATATTAAGTGGGTCGGCAGCGAAGTCTACAATTATGTAAGTACAAAAGCAGCAAAAGACACAATTGATTCCGGAGCATTTAAAACGAGATTTATTTGAGGTGGTTTATATGCAGTGGGCACAGATAAAAGAACAGGCAGAATTGTATAGGCGTGATCAGGTGTATTATCCAAAACGATGGTTTAATGAGGGTAAGCATTTGCTTGCAAATATGTATCCTACTGCTTGTAAGGTTTTAACAGCATCGTACATTGTTACGGATATTAACACTGTTGAGGATCTGCCTTCGGATTATAAATATTTGCATAAAATTGTTCTTGATGGTTATCCGCGGGATAAGTTTGAGGATTTTACCATTGATGTCAGAGCGAAAACCATATGTTTTGATTTGCCGGGGACATTCACTGTTCATTATTTAGTGGAAACAGCAGATGTTGTCGGGACTGATTCTGAGGTACCGGAGATAGACAGTGCTTATCACTATCCTCTGGCAAAGTTTATAGCAGCGAAAGAGCTTGAATATATACGAGATTTGAGGCATCAGGCTTTATTGAAATCCTTTTTTACGGAAGCAGAGGCTGCTCATAAAGCTGTCAAACGTGGTTATGTGGGTACGCTCCGTATACGGAGGGGGGTTTTCAGGTGAGTGTTTTAAATGATTTTACTGGTGGTTTGAATGATACTGTATCTTTGGATAGTTTAAAGCCTAACGAGTTGATCAAGGCTGATAATGTTTTAGTCTTCAAGTCCGGGGGTATTGAAACCCGCTCAGGTGTTTCTGTTTTAAATGAAGAGAGCTATGATGCGGAGATAGATCAGGATATAATGTGGCTTTTGTCTGATGGTACTTATAGACATCTTGTTATGTCAGAGAGTTTTTTACATTCAGTTGATGATTCTGACGGTACATTGACATCTAAGATTGAGCTTCAGTCTGATGTTATTGGATATGTTGTCTACGAGGATAAATTGTTTTTTGTTGATGGTGACAATTATTATGTGTATGGATATTTTAAATATACAAGTGCTTCCGGAACTCAGACAATAGCTATTAATGATATTGTGAAAAACATCGCTTCATCGGGTGGCGGTACAGCAGGACATTTTTACAAAGCTAAGGCTGGTCATGGGTCAACCGCTTTAGGTACTGAGGATTATTCCAATGCTACTAAATGGGAAGATGTTACTGATGGCAGCATTCCGGATGATATTCGTGCGGTTCCTGCTGATGGTAAGGGAACAGTATCCGGTAACGATTTATCTAAAGTTAAGAAATGTACAATATTAGAATTTCATCCTTTGTCTTACAGGGTATTTGCGGCAGGAAATCCTGACGATCCTACAGCGGTATATTTTTCTGAGATAAACAATCAATATGCTTTTAAGGGGTCATCTGTCTTATATCCAACATCTGCTGCTGGTCCTATCAAATGTTTGCAGTCCTTCATGTCTTACATGCTGGTGGGGTATAAGCGAGAGTGGATGTATTGGGATGGTGTGAAGGTTGGAACGGATGCTGAGTGGAGAAGGGTTCCTATTCCTTCTGGGTGTGTTAATCATTGGGCTAAGGTTTTGACTCCGTATTCTTTAACGTTTTGGGGTAATGATGGTTTATATATTGTATATCCGGGAATTCTGATTCCTGATGTGACTGTTGTTGCAACAAAAGAGTTGTATACAAGGATCGATGAGAATAAAGTTGAAGTGGCTTTTAAGTCTATGTGTAATCCTGATGATGTCAGGCTTACGTATCATGACGGTAATGTTTATTTTGCTTATGGGACAGTTCTTGGTGGGCGTAACAATTCAGTTCTTGTATTAAATTGGGATTTGAAAACTTTTGTAATGTTTACTGGTTGGCAGGTTAACGATTGGCATTTGTCGGATGAAGGTTCTTTGTGGTTTGCATCTAAAAATTATATTTTGAAGTATGATAGCGCGACTTTTAATGATATAGATGTGGATTCCGGAGAAGAAAAGGCGATCGCTGTAAAGGCGTGGACTCCTCCTTTAAAGCTTGGGAATATTACAGATAGTTTTATCATGAAGCATCTGAAGAATGTATATGTAGCTGCTAAGCAGTATGAAGGTGATGATGCGTCTACGCTTGGTGTTACGATAACATCTGACTATACAGAGGCTTCGGTTACCACACCTGTGCTTAAGTCGTTTGTTTGGGGGCTTGAGTATGGGCTTTTTTGGGGATTTGTGGATTTGGTTGTTCTTCGGGTTGAATATGGTCGTATGGGCTTTCGGCATGCGTTGAGGCTTGAAAGTGCGGCGATAGATAATCATTGGTTCATTTATTCATTAGGCTTTGATTTTGAGAAGCTTGATGGAACTGAGGCGATGGTTGTTCGTGCGGCTCCTACTGATTGGATAACAGATTAGTTTTTTATAAGGGTGGTGTTAATTATGAAATTTAAAGTAACTGACGATGCTTTGTGGTATTGCACTAATGCTGAGAGACTCGCTCTTACTGCCAGTCAACTGGTGGATGGTGCTAAATATTTAGAGTATGATACGGGTAATGAATATTTATGGTTTGGATCGGCTTGGCGTGAGATAAAGGTTCAAGCTATATCTGATGGTGATGCTCCTTCTGCCTCACAAACGCGACCAAACGACACGGCTCCGTATATTGCGGGGGATGTTGTGGGGCAGAGCCCTGCCGACAATCTGGTGTTTAGTAACGTCGTCTCAGCAACAGGAGTTATGATTTGTATTCTT